AATTCCATTAAAATTATCTTCTAAAATAACATAATCTAAATCGGATATGAAATTGAGATTTCCTCCATCAATAACATCTCCTTCATTGAAAGCAGTGTTAGAAAATATCTCAACTTGATTTTGTAAAATCGATTGTAGAGTAGTTAGTTCTCTAGCTTGGATAGAAGTTCCAGGCTTGAACAAAACCCTCTTATAATTTTTAGACTCATTAAAGTCATCAAAATATGGATATGAATTTAAATTAATCTTTTGAGACATTTCTTAGAACTCTAGTACAATTTTAATATCTTCCTTTTGATTTGCAGATCTAGGAACTGATGATCTATTATCGACATAAATTACGTCACCGCTATATTTAGTCACAATCTCAGATGCTGCTATACCATTCACAAATTCGACACCAAATGAAACGGTAACACCAGTCTCTACAGCAGTTTCAGAATTTCCACTAAAATCATAAATTTCCAAAGGATTTCCTGAATCATTTCCATTGATTAGATTTGTAGAATTTCCTTCAGTAGTAAATTGGAAATCGTTAATTGTAAAATTATTAGTACTATTTGCAAGCCCGACTGGTTGATAATATCTTATAATTCCATTATTAGCATCATAAGAAGCAACATATGCAGTAGCAGTTGTTCCTGTAGAAATAGTTTGAGTAATTTCAGTATTTACAGTGTAATTCGTATCAGATATTGGAATTGATGGATTAGTACTCTTCACTCTAATTGCTCCAAGTGTTGATCCAGTATTATTTACACCAACTGAAACAGAAGGATTGTAAATAATTCCAACTCTAGAGAAATTATTTCCAGTAATGTAATCTAAACTATTTTCAGATGAGTTGTTATCAAACACACTGTTGATCATCACTCTATTAGATCCCAATTCCCTGTATATGTCCGCACCATGACCACCTTTTGGGGGAATTATAATATCAAAAGTAGCTCCAGTTCCAGAACTTAAACTTTGAACATTTTCTGCATCAAAATTAATGATGCCACTTGTATACCCACTTCCACCATCAGTAACACTTATCTGAGAAATAGTTCCACTAGACGAAACAACAATACTAACCAAACCTCCAGTCCCATCACCTTTTATTGGAATATTGGAATATACTCCAGGTGTATAATTACTATCACCATTACTAGTAAGTAAAACTATTTCAATTTTTCCATTGATAGCAGCATTTTTAACTTCTTGAGTGTCTCCTGTCCCCCAATCATTAGGAACTGGAACAAATTGCCTTGTTACAAATTTTAGGATATCTGAAGGATTAACTGTAAATAAGTATTTCCAAACATATCCATCACCACTGGGACCTGCTGATCTTGGTTGCAAATCTGTAAACTTTGGTTCATCCAAAGATGGAGTTCCATTTGGATTACTCACTGATGTTCCATTATTCAGACAAATATAAACTCTGTAATCAGAATTCATCACAAAATAATTTGAGGAATATAGATTAGTACTACTAGTCACATTCGACAAATTATTTACGGATATATCATTTCTATACATATCATATTTTTGCCCCGTAGTCCAATTAATCCTTCTAATCACTCTTTTGACATCACCTTGTGTTATCTTTTTAAAAAATAACATAGTATCATGATAATTATTCTGAGAATAAAAATTATCCACAGGATTTGGAGGACTACTGTTCCAATTTGCTACTCCACCAACAATTGTATTAGTGGGATCGGGTAAACCCAACCAAGTATAATAGTTTTCATCGACTCTGCTAATAGAATCGACAAAATGATTTGAATTTATAATTCTAAATTGGTCAGTAATATGGGCAGGCATTTTTTTATAACTTAGAGGACTGTAGTCTTTTCTTTCTATTTATTTTAATAACTCTGGAGTAATTGTGTAGTTCTAATAACTGTCGGATTTGAAGATATTCCGGCAAATTGCTCTCTAATATTAAATGGTTTGGGGTCAGGTCTATCAAAGTCATAAATTCTTCCCCAACTGTATTTGGCAAGGAATTCATAATTATCGGTAGTAACTCCAGACAATTTATCATCTATATCTACTAGAGATAGATTATGAACATCACTAATTACAGTGACTATTCCAGAAACTCCATCAGATTCTACAGAAGTAGCACGATATATTCCATTAAATGCTGGATCATTTTGGACTGCCAGTTCACATATGATATTATTATTTTCATCAACACTATAATATTCTGATATAGTGTCAAATATAGAATTAGAAATTGCAAAATAGTATCCAGTAGTAATTCCACTTCTCGTTATATTAAAATCATACGTGGATGAATTTAATACAGGATCTGTCTCTATCTCAAATTTAACTGCTACACTAGTATTAATTCCAGGTGCAGTAGAAATTGCTACTACATTTCCAAAATCACCTTCATCTTTAACATTATCAATACGTTCAATTTTATTGACAGGTGGTGCAATTTGGATAATTGGAAGATCTGGTGCTACAGAACTGTAACCATATCCAGGACTTACTATTTGTAGTCCGATTACCGTACCAGCAGCACTAACAGTTGAAGTAACCTCTGCCTCAACTATTGCAAATCTACTATATGAAATAGAACCGGTGATGTTGCCATCAGTTTCAGTACGATAACCTACTGCAACTACTGCAGGTTCCGTTTGAGTATTATTGAAGTTGATATCATATACAGTCACACCAGTTCCTACAATAGATCCAATGACCCTCTCATCCCAATTAACACCACTTGGTGAAGTAAATGTTCTTCCTTCGGAAGTAATTGCTACATAAGCTTGATTTGAATAAACAACATCTACAAACTGACCTTGATATGTAACACCTGCACCAGTTCTTACTTCATGTATTGACCAGGGATCACTTGATCTCTTCAAAGTAGTTGCCCTAACAATAATACCATTATCACCCACCGCAACGATAGAACCATCATCGGATGATGCAACTCCATTAAAATTAGTTGCGGGCAATGCATTTGGATCTACTTGGAAATTCAATCCTGCAGACTGATCTGTATTCCACTTGATACCATCAGTACTCTTGAAGATATAGGATCCATCACCAACAATAACATATCCAGAGGATTTAGGTGCTCCTGGAGTTGCATTATCATGATTTTTATAATAATCAATTGCATTTAAGATTTTCCCTTCTGGTCCACCTACATTAGAATTGATGTTAAGCATTTGCCAATCTTCACCATAAATGCCACTCACTCCCGTGCAAACAATAGTATTTCCAACAGCAACAATTTTTCTATCACTTTCAGTTGTTCCAAAGAATTTAATGTCATTAAAGAAGAATGAAGAAAGTCCGACTCTATCTGCGGGATTAAGAAGAGTATTTCCAACAATACCACCAATTACTGGTGGATATGCTTCTGTAGTTAAATTCCATGGACCCATAGGTAGTGTTGAATATCCAACTACTGAAGATCCAGCTATACCTATATTTTGTATAGATTGTGCTCCAGTGTATATTCCAGAATGAATTGCTCTGAATTGGAAATTATTATACTCCTCACTTACTTCTAGTGGTTCAACTAGAACATCAAAATCATTACTTGTTGTACTGACACCAATAACTCCATCACCAACAACCATCCAAACATCTTGATCTGCAATATAAGCACTTCCTCTAAAGATTTTATCTGAAAAATTAAGACCTTCAATTATAAAATTACTTCCATTGGTTATTATGATAGATGATCCTGACGAAACTTGAACCGTAGGAACATTATTGATGGTTACTGTTCCATTGATATAATTCAATCCGGTATATGTAACAATTCCAGATTGACTTGCCTGAGCTTGAACACCAACAGTAGTAGTATAATTATTGCCAATAATTGGTATTAATGGAACGGGACTAATTACACTGACTTCTGGGGCATCATAGTATCCAGATCCCTCAAAGGTAACTGATACAACACCAACTTGAGTATCAGTTAGTGCTAATCCTGCTTTTGCCTGATTAAACGTATCGAATGTACTGTCAAATATTTCAATATGTTTAGCAGTTTCAAGTAATCCATCAATTCCAAATAATTTGGATGTATCAACAAATATTTCTGTGTCGGATAAAGTGATATTTTTAATTACATTTGCATTTGGAACAAGTTTAGAAATTAATTCGGGTCTTGTTTTGTAAACAGGAGTTCCATTAATAATTAAATCATGCTTTTGCTTCTCCCAATTGACCAATCTCAATAAATCAGGATCAGTTCCTAATCCAATGTTGCTATAATTTTCAGTGATTGCAACATCTGAAGATGGTATATCAAATACAACTCTAGAATTTTCTGCCTGCAGGTTTTTACTTGGGGTAGAACCAATTTGGAGATAATCACCAACTTTTACAGTTTCGATAATATCATTAACTTTAATATCGTCGTCCGATCCTTTATAGTATAGAATTACAATTTTGGATCCTGCCTTTGGTGCCTCAGTAAATACGACTTTAGTTCCTCCAGTAAATACATATGCTTCACCTGGAAGTTGAAGAATGTCGTTGATAAAGATGAGTAGATTATTAGCAAGTACGAAACTATCATCATCAGTATCTAGACTGACTAATTCTTTAGTTCCACTAATGCTTCTAGTTAATGGGAAAGCAACTCTTCCTCCATTGGCCAGATCTGAAATGTCATCAAATAGGACCATCTCACCAAAAGTATACCCTGAGAAAGAATCTTTAGAAACACTCTTAACTGTTAGTGTAAAGTCTCTATATATGGATGCTCCAGGACTCGTAGGAATGCCTGTAATGGTTAAAACGTCACCTTCCCTATAACCTATACCTTTTTCATTTAAATCAAATTCAAACGTGGTTCCTCCGGCACCTATGATTCTTAAATCACCTCTTGCACCAGAACCTTTACCACCGATTAAGTTAAGATTTGAATATGTGGTTGGTGATGGTATTTCAACAACTACTCCAGAACCACTTGTAGTATAGTTCTGCCCTCCATTATCAATTCTAAATCCGGTTATAATTCCAACTTCGGAACCACTTCCAACTAGAGCATAAATTGTAGCACCAGTTCCAGGATTAGAATCTAAAACCGTAACTAAAGTATCTTCGGTATATCCACTACCACCCGCAACTAAAGTAACTCCTGTAATTGATCCTCCAGTAACTTGAGAAGAACTTACAATTCCTATTGCTCTAGTTGGTTCTTGGTATCCAGCACCTCTATCAATTAGATATTCATATATAAACCCTCCAGACGGAATAGTTTCACTATCTGTTCCCAAAAATTCTAACGATGCACCAACACCAACATTTTGTATTAAATTATAATCATTATTTGGTACTTGAAAGATGTTATTGATTAGAATTACACCACTAGAAACATCAGTTCCAGTTATAATTCCAGCATTATTACTAAATATATTTTCCGTTGATTGTCCATCCGAGGTTAGATTGAATAAATCCTTAGTTCCATCAAAAGATTCAGAAATATCATCGAAAATTTGATTACTGTCATAATTTAATCTATTAAATAATCTTCCATGGAAATTATATGTAGCATAACTGGTTGGTATTCCAGTTTGACTGAAATTAAATTCAGAGGTTATTCCACTTAATGGAGGATCACTAAAGAAAATTACATCATCTCTAATAATATACTCTCCAGATCTAATAGTTGCAGCTGCAGAAACCAAGTGTGCAGATGGAGCAGTTCCCATTAAACCTCGTTCTACTGTGAGAACATTTGTGGATCCAAATCCAACAACACCAACTTTCATTAGTTCACCATCAATTTCTATTAAAGTATTTGTTGAAATTGAAGTTATTCCTGCCAATTTGATTGTAGTACTTCCAACACCAACATTCTCCGATAGAGAAACATCAATACTAGATTTTGATAAAGGTGTTTGTATAATACCATCAATAAGTATCATACATCTTTCATTTTGAGCAGTTGATTTAAACTGATGTGTCCCAAATCCAACGGCAGTAATATCAAAATAATGATTTGGGTTAAATGGATGTTGTGTGAAAGTCTGTATTCCAGACAATCTAATATGATCCTGATCTAAAGATATTGCAAATAACTCTGAAGGTAATTTGTCAGTAGTTATTCCCCCTAAAACTTTATCAGTACTTGCTATTGAAATTCTTTCCGTCCCAATTCCAGTATATAAGAGACGTTCTCCTGTACTAAAATTATGCCTAGGAATTTTTATTCTATTGGTTTCTAAAATTACTGCCGATGAACTTCCTACAGAAACATTCTTAACAAACAACGATGTTGTAATTCCACTTTCCGACGTAGTAAGACGGAAAGATGTAAGTCCTACAAATTTTCCACCATCTTCTGCATCATAATATCCAGTGAAATTGGGACTAATATCATCAATTAATGTAACCTTGTTACTAACAGCCACAACACTATCAGTTAATTCTCTAGAATTAAAAGAAAGTTCATTGGATAAATTAAATTCCCCAGTATCAATTATATTTTCATTGACTAAATCAAAATCATAAACTTTTTCGACATTGAGAGAATCTGTAATTATGATAATACTAGAAGTGGACTCACTTTGGTTTGATCCAAATCCAACAGAATTTGAATCTTGGTGAATATTAAGAGTTCCAAATTTTTCAAATCCTGATAAGTGAGATAGATTGCTTATTGGAACACTCCACGTATCATAAGAAATATTAGAAATAATATCGTAAGAGAAAGACTGATAATAGAAATTATCTGAGATCACTTGATCTATTATATTTGGTTTTGAATAATCATCAACGTCATCAATTGGAGTTTTATTTACAGAATCTCTGTTAACTGCAGTCTCAAAATCTGTAATTTGAGTGACGATTGCTTTAGTGCCTGACTTAGATCCAGTCAATACGTCATCAGCAGCAATAGCACCAATTTGATTTGTCAATGATAGAATTTTACTATCAGGACTCCAACCATTTTCAATTATATCTGCAGAATATCCATTAGTACTAACAACCCTTTCTCCAGGAGAAAAATCGGAAGTACTTAAAATTGCTTTAAATTTAGCTAAATCATTTTTATTAATAACTCTAGGATATGAAGAGTTTAGATCAAATAATCCAGTAGTTACTCCTAATCCAGTAATATTATATCTTATTGAAACATTGCCAGGAGTAGTAGTGATTCTGGTAACTTTAAAGTATGTAAAATCATAATCCTTTGAATTAAATCCACTTCCAGTTCCAGGAGTAATTATTGCCCCATCAACATAGATTTCATCATCTACAGCAAAAGGAAAATTTTCAAACCCATTGTTTGGTTCCTTAAGGAATAGATTGACTGTTTGATTGTCATTTTCAACAGTTATATTAATTACTTCGATTCCATTAGAATGAAAATCTCCATACACCACAACTTGATCATCATCTAATAATATTGAATTATCTTTTGATAATAAATTAACTGAACCTACACTATTACCAAATAATTCTGCAACAGAATATATGCTCGGTTGACCTAGAATCTTAATTTTTGGTGGAGAAACATATCCTTTTCCAGGATCAATGACTTCAATTCGTTCAATTTTATTATTTGACTTTAAAGATACTATAGAGGGAACATCTAAATTAATCTTATAAGTCGGATCTGATGAAAAATCAAATTGATAATTAATATTTGTTATATCATTGGATCCACCAACTTCCTTTGTAAGTTTATATCCAAAAATAGCACCTGTTCCAGAATTACTTTTGGCAGTAGCTAATCCCGTTGGGAACTTGAAAGACAGTCCTGAGTTTAATATAGAGACATTAGAAATAGATCCAGTTCCAGATTTAGCAGAAGTTGTATATTTTGGTAAAGAATTGTCACTATTATATGATAATATTCTAGGATTACCAACCAACTCAATATTAAACTGGTTTGTAGATGGTATTCCAGTAACAGTGTATATGTTATCATACACACTATCAACAACCTTTATAGAAGTCTGTTCATTATTACCACTATCAAATACATTTCCTCTAATTACAGGTAATATAAAAATTTCAGAAGAAATTTTTGTAGTATCTATTGTAATGGAATCAGAATCAAAAACAAAAGAACTAGTATCCAATAATTCCTCGATATTATATTCATCATTCTCATAAAATTCCAATTCTGGAGATAACGTAGTGATACCAACTATTTTTAATTTGGATCCCTTTAGAGATATTATTTGTGGACTTATTTGCTCAATACCATATACCCCATAATTAGTAGTTATGCCAAGAACATTATCAATTCTAACGTCCTCTGCAGAATTAGAGAATGAAAACTCATTATTAGAGAAGACTCTCAAATGATATATTTCACCTTCTACAAAATCGGGACCTAAAATAGTTCCAGTCTCAGTAGTGTAAATTACTCTATCACCATTTTCAAATCCATGGTTAGCAACAGTGACAGTATTTCTGTTGGAACTGATTCCAGTATTCAGGAAAGTTATTTTTGGAAGTTTTAAGCACTGATAGGTACTATCATATAAAAACCGTACTTCATCAGTAAATTTTGGATTGACTTTTAAATCAATTTCATCTCCCACATTTAAATTGTGAGATTGTTTTGTATTAATAACCGTTGATAATTCAAATACATTACCGGAAGGAAGTTCATTAAATGTTAATGATTGCTCATACCTATCATCCGTACTAAATGGAAAGTAAAATCCCAAATCAGTATTTGTATTTGTTAAAGCAGAACCTACTTTAATTGGAACACTACTCAATCCAATATTATCGTTATCATATTTTACAATATAAAGAAAATCTCCATCAGATAACTGATAATAATCAGTCAAATCCGATGTTGTGGCAACTGTTAATCCAATTCCCAGTAAAGTGTCAAAATTATATTGTACCTTTAGGTTATTAGAAAATCCATGATTAGGGACGTAGATTTTTTTAGGTTGAATTGCAATCTGAGTCTGAACTCCGACATAGTCAATAGTTGTCCTTGCAGTCGATCCAATTCCTATTTGAGATTTTTCAAAATAAACTTTATTATATCTCGGAGTGTATACATTTGTTTGTATTCCCGTCTTAAATTTAAATGATGATGATAATACATCAATTATGTTAGGTGCTGTGTGAGATGCCTGTGTTGTAGAATTTGATGCTCTCTGAACTTTAATTTGATTCAGATCATAATCAATTCTATATACCTTCATCTGCTCATTATCAATTTGTATAACATCATCAACTCTCAGATCTAATGATTCTAATCCATCAGATACTTTAATATAGGTTGATATTCCTGCCAAAGAAACATCTTCTACTAAAGCAGCAGTTGATTTTTTAACATTAATTGGATATGTTTCATTTAAAAATGTGTAATTATTTGTGGTAATTCCAGAAACAACTACTCTCACATTATCTCTATTGGAAAACGAATGTGGTTCTCCTACAATAACATTAACTTGGTCTGCAGTGGTTTCAAAGAAAACATTATTTTTTTGATTTTTTGTAGTAGTTATTGTGGTTATTCCAACCCCATTAATAGATGATACTATTGCTTCCGCATCCCTTCCAAAGTCTTCATCATTTTTAATAGTAATTCTATCATTAACCTTATAACCATCTCCTGGATTTAAGATAGAAATATCAGTAACTTTAGATTGTTGTTGAGTAGTCACTAATAAAACTTCTTTATCAACTATATCATCCAAAAACTTATATTCAAAGTTTTCTTCATCTATTCTATATGGAGATGTACATGTAATAAGATCATCAATTAATTCTTTAATATATTCCTGTTTAGATTTTACAAAATCAATATTTTCCGTTAAATATCTTCCTCTAAGTCCGTATACACAATATGGGAATGCTGGACTGCCATTAGCATCTAACGATGAAAAATATGCATAAGTTCCTTCAGGATATTCTGGAGTGACACAATATCTTCCATTTAACTCATCAAGATCTCCAACAGTATCATCATAGTAATAATCTTCTATGAAATAACCATTAGGATAATTACTAAGATTTGGTCTGTTTACATTATTTTCTTGAATAGAGTCAGGTACTCTAGAATATGAACTCTTTAATCTTTTCGTTCCTTGATTGATACTTGTCGCATTTTCATATCCAAATTGTCCATATATTGGATTTCCATCAAATGCCCATCCCAATATTGGGGAATGTGAAAATACTTCCGAAACAATGTCACTATCTCTTCTATTTTCATTATCTCCAAATTTATTTCTTAATTTCTTAGGTACATAAGAAGAAACTATTTGAATTGTGTTAGTATTTCCTGGAATTATATAATGCTCATTGTCGGTAAAATTAAAGGCATTATTCAGTACGTTTCTGTAAACTGAATCTATTTTCCATTTCTGGAGTTTAATATCAAAATCTTGATCTTTTCCAGGGGTAATTGCAATTGCAGTGGCAGTAGAATCATAATTAGACCCAGAGTTAATAATTTTTATTTCTGTTAATTTTCCATTTGAAATTACAGGATGCAATTTAGCATATTTTCCACTACTTTTTCCGGGATAAACTATAATATCGGGTAGAGAATAATAATTAGATCCTCCATTTAAAACATATGCAGATTCAATTCTTCCATTGAGAACGATAAGTCTTATATCTGCACCACTTCCTTTCAGAATTTCAACACTCGGATTAGATATGAAATCCATAATTTCAGATCCGTATTTAGATCCTTCAGAATGGAGAATGCAATGATCAATACTTCCTCTAATAATAGGTTCAATTTGTGGACTTACAGTGGCAAAATCATCAACAACAGATATTGTAATAGGAGGTATTTTAAACGTGTGATTAGTGGTAGTTGGTAGTTCTGATATTCTTACATGAATATTTTTTTGATAATTTAATTTTGATAACTCTTCAATGTTAGATCCAGCATATGCTAATCTAAATCTATTGTCATCTATTTTTAATATGTAATAATAGTTATTGTTTACTAAACCATCTATTGTAGTAGATGCTGCTGTATATAAAATTAAATCCGAATCTTTAAATCCATGATCTTTATAATAAATGTAATCAGTCTCTATGTTTATACCCTTAAGAATATATTCATAAGTATTGGATGGTGGATAAGATCTTATTGGAGTAGTAAATGATATCTCATGTGCCCTAAATGTTCCAGGATTTTCAATATCAACTCTGTCAAAAATTCTTTTTGATAAAATTGATGTAAGTTTCTGATCCCCAGACCCAAAAGAATTGCCAAAATTTATAGGAGTATTTGAATATGCATCTTCTAAAGTATTTGCTAATTTAACTTTTGTAGATGAGATCCTTATAATGTAATACTCAGAATCACTGATTAAGGTTCCTCCCCCAGCAAGTCCAACTGCATCACCATCTCCAACAACACTATATCTAACTCTATCACCAGTCTCAAAAACATGAGTGGAATTGAATGTAATTATATCGGTTAATAGAGAAATATTAGATTCTGCAGAAAAGATCTTAGATGGATAATCATTAATAATAACAGGTTTTAGTTTGACATTTTTATTATCACCACCAAGGATTTTGATACTAGGTGATCCGTTGATATTTGAACCTCTATCTGTTATTATTATCTCTTTTAAAGATCCTTCAACAGAAAGTTTAACACTAGCTCCGGTTCCTACTAAAGTATTTCCAATAATTGATTGTGGAGGATTTATGACATCAAATTCTGATCCTCCATCAATAACACCAATTTTCTCAATTCTACCAAAGTGTATTTCATTATTAGTAAACGGTGGGTATAAATCAACCCCATTTGCTAATACTCCAAACGGAATATACTTTTTATCTTCAAAATTATAAACTTCTCCACTATTTTTATCAGTTTTAATATACCTAATTTTTTCTTGATCTTTTACAATCTTATTATGAAACTCGTCTCTAATTAAACTAATTACTGTTCCGACACCAACTCTAGATCTGTAATCAGAAATGTTAATATAATTTTCAGTATTAAGTGAAGACCTTGATAAACCAAAGGATAAAGAATCACTATCAATAGTCTTTACATATAGAGATTCTGAAATTGTAGTAGACCCGGTTCCGGAAATAGTAAATCTTACTTTTTCTCCAGTTTTATAATTATGCGAATCTATTAAAATTTGAGAATCACTGCGGAATCCAAGATTTCCGGCAGCAATTGAAAATGATTTAGATAAACTATTATTATTAGCATTTAAGGAAACATCATAATCTGGTATAGATGATGTAAGAACATGATATTTATTTTTTTCATTATTGATTAATATCTTTTGAACATTAGCAACTTCATTACCAATATTGTTAAATTGTCCATTTGTAATACCTTTTTGCAGTAACTTAGATACAACTAAACGTTTTGTTGCAATTCCTTCGGTCAAATCTCTTAAAAGAGTTATTTGAGTTGGACTAGTTACTTCTACTGGAACGGCATTCAAATAATTTTTATTTCTTATTCCATTCTTGTTTGTTGCATAAAAATCTCTAACATCTACTAAATCTCCATTATATAAATTATGTTCACTATAAAATTCTATAGAGTTTGTGATATTATCTGCACTTTTTACATGCATTTCAATTTGACTGTTGACCAACCAACTATCAATAACTCTATCATTTAAAGAGTATCCAATATTTTTTATACTTAATTTAGTATCATCTTTTACAATAATATCTTCATTTTCAAACTTATTGGTTGTAATATCAACTAATCTCATCAAAACTTTTTTGGATATATCCCCATTCTCATAAGAATACACAACTCTTGTCGAAGTTACATCAGTTCCAGAATCTTTGAATGATCCTATATTAGTACAATTTTTAAACGCATTGGATGTCTTGCTTTCATAGTGTATAATGTCTCCTTCAATTTCTATAGATCCCGATTCTGGAAATCCTATAGCACTGTCAACAAATATAGTTGTATCAGTAACGTTTACATTAGAAATTAGTTTTGTCTTTCCCGAAAAAACAAAATTACCATCAATTTTGTTTAGTTGCAATCTATAAAAATCACTCTTTGCACTCTTGATGCTATTAACGATTGCGTTTTGTGTTAGAATAGTCTTAGAATTTTCCGCGTAAACACTAAAAGTGTTCAAATCTGTGACATAAATCTCCGGAAATACTCTACTTATAGAAGTTTCTGTGCCATCATCCGCGGAAAATTCAATAAAAACAGGATCTCCCATAGAAAATCCATGATTTGGAAGATTGACTGTTATAATATTTCCAGACTGTGTAGCAGTTGCACCTTCAAAAACTCTCTGAGGAAGTTCTTTGCTGAATAAAAAGTCAACATTATATACAACACCAACAGCAGGAAGTATAGATAATTCTAAATTTGCGTCTTGATAGATAGAAGATCCTTTTATCTGCTCAACATCTCCACTTTTTACTTCAACAACAACCGTAAAGGCATCAATATAAAGTGAATTAGAAGGAGATATGGTATTTTCTTTTGGAAGAACTATCTGGGATTCTTCCCCGTACAATAATTTAAATAAAATTTCAAATGAATTGAGTGTGCCTTTAGCAGAATAAAAATCTTTTATCTTTGATATTACTAAATTTGGATCAATTCCCTCATAAAATGAAATATTTTCAAATCCAGGTAAGTATTTTTGTTTAAAAAAGAACAAAAATTCCTTGAGGAATAGATTTCCTAAGTTTTTTACAACTGCTTCACTAGAATGACTTACAGACTCTGTGGAATTAAAAATATAACTGCTGTTATTAGTATACTTACCTAAAGAAGTTGCTCCACTAAATCCCCTGTAACAATTTATAAATTGAGTATCAGTTTTGTATTCATATCCAATAATTTCATCATCAATTTGAAGTAATCCATACTTATCTGGCCAACCTACTGTAGATTCAACGGTAATGATTGAATCATAATTTTCAATATCTGAAGATAGTATTGT